TAATAATTTTACAATATATAAAAAAAGATGGATACCAATAAAATTTTAGGAGGTGTTTTGTTTTTTATTTTATTAATTATGATATTAGGTTTGCTAAATAAACATACAACTACTATTACCACTACTAAAGTTGTTACTACAAAGCAACCAAATACCTACGTAGTCCATACTACGCCTAATTTTCAGAAATATTATAATCCGTATAAAGCGCAATATTACAACTAAATTTTTATAGCTTCCGCGCTTCACCTTTTTCCGCACGTTCCTGATAATTGCGCATATTACTATCAAGACGATGTCTTAACTGCTTATAAATCTCCTGATTCACAGATTTAACAGGTTGCGCTTTTTTATCGGTTACTCCCAAATATGATTTAATTACTGCAATGTGGTCGTAATTAAATTCTTTTAGTTTTTCCTTTGCGAGTTCCTCTGTGTAATCAGTTTGTCTCATAACTATTTGAACATTCTCATCGATTTTTCCGGTTTCAACAAATGAAATATTATCTCCCATATATGAACTAAATAAATTATTTTTTAAATCATATTAAACGAATAGTTATATATATTATTAACAAAATGGATAGAACAAACGCTATTACTAGATTAAATACTGAAGAAATTGTAAATGAAGTCAATAATGTTATAAAAAATGGTTTGGATAAATTATTAGGCGATCATTTGTATAGATATGAATTATTAGAAAGAACACATGAAGCGCTTATGAATTTACCGAGTATTAGAAATGAACTAAACCAAAACCCTTATGAACCTAGACATCAACCAAAAAATGATTTGGATATGATGAAATATGATTTATTAATAGAAAAGTTAACAAAAAGAATTGATGAATTAACATATGAAATTAATACGTTAAAATCTACTATGTCTGTTAAAGAGGAAGAACAAATTAAAGAGGAACAACGGGAAAATATTAAATTGGTTATTGACACCAGTTTTAATGAGGATGATATAAGTAATGATATTGGAAAATTAAATGAACAAATCAAAAAGATAAATGGTTTCGCAAGTGAAGCGGAGGTCGCAAACTTAGAAGATGATGAAGAAGCAAGCTTAGAAGAAGAAGTAACAGACGCAAACTTAGAAGAAGAAGTAACAGACGCAAACTTAGAAGAAGAAGTAACAGACGCAAACTTAGAAGACGATGCATCAGTCGCAAGTTTAGAAGAAGAAGAAAATTTAGAAGAAGCAGAAGAGGACTCAAACTTAGAAGAAGATGACGTAGAAACTGAAAAATCTGAATCTGACTCTGAGGAAGAAGAACAAGTTGCAGACGAAGAACAAGTTGCAGACGAAGTACAAGTTGCAGACGAAGTACCAGTTGCAGACGAAGTACCAGTCGCAAGCGAAGAAGTAGACGCAAACTTAGAAGAAGTCGAAGAAGAGTTTATTGAAATTGACATTGACGACATAACATATTGTACGAACAATGAGGAGAACGGGTTTATTTATGAACTAACTGACGACGGTGATGTAGGCGAAAAAGTTGGATATTTAAAAGATGGAGAACCATTCTTTTACGCAGATGAAAAATAAAAATTTCATTTCCTTTTCCACATATGAAAAATAAAAATTTCATTTCCTTTTCCACATATGAAAAATAAAATATACCAATATTATAATAATTAATGATAAATTTGTGCGCGCCAGCAATAATTTATTTAATTTTTTCTATTACTCAAATACTAATAGATACATTTAAGGGTCTTTACAATACTGCTTTTATGAAATCAATTGTTATGGTGATGGTGACAATATTATTAAATATCTTGTGTGAAAGGGGATTAAGTGTTGTTTCTTGGGTTATTGTATTTATTCCCTTTATTATGATGACCGTAATAGTAACTATGTTATTGTACGTTTTTGGTCTAGACGCATCTACTGGTAAATTAAATTATACAGGTAGTAATTCAAATACTACTTCTACAAATGGTGTAACAGTTGATTCTTTAGGAAATATTATCATTTATGATCCAGAATATAACTCTGTTAAAAATCCAGTTTATTATCAATCACCAAATATAATTGTCCCAAATCCGGCAAATAATAATAATGTGCAACCGAGTACCGCGATTTATGCACCGCCATCAAATTCTTCAACTAGTCCAGCTTATCAAAGTTAAAATATTAATAAATGATTTAAAAATAAAATCAGTTATTAATTATTATGTTATCTTTTATCGCAAATTTACTAAGAACAATTTTATTCGCTACTTTACTAAATGATTATGTAAAACGCACATATCCTAAAAAGTATGAGGATTTTTTAGTTACAGCGTCATTTAATGCCGTATACGCATTTAGTGTGATTCAAATAAAAATAAAACAGGCGCAAAAGTATATTTTAAACGCTAATCCAAGATTGTCAAAATTATTAGAAACATATAATAAAACGCGCGTTAAAAATACCATTGATTTTGTTTTAGATGGAAAAGTTATTTTTTCGACAACTATTTTGACACCTGACATAGACCATCCTAAAAACTCAGATTTCATAATTTATTCTGATTGTAAAAGTAGAAACAAGAAAATATTAACAGAAGTAAGCGTAGATGAAAAATATGATTATGAAATGTCGGATATTCAATTTATGCTTGTAGAGTTAAAAATTGGCGACAACACTTATAAAATTGATCTGAAATCAGATAATTATAATTTTTACGTAGTTGGTAATTGTTTTACGAAGAAATTTTTTGTATATTATTTGAAAGAAATTTTAAAACCAACTCAACAATTTGATAATGATAATAAATTTATTATTAAAATAATTGACCATGATGTTGATACAATTGAATTCGAATTTACAGACAAAAATGAGAGTATCATCTTGGAAAAAAGTGGTTATAAATTATTAAATATAAGCAACAATAATGTAGAAAATGAATAATATATTTATATAAAACAATTTAAAAAAAAAATGAAATAATTAAATATAAATGGAATCCCTGCAAAGTACAATGACAACTGAAACACCAAATAAGGAAGAATATAATAAGTTATCTGACAAGTGGACTCTTTGGGCGCATTTACCTCATAATACTGATTGGAGTATTAAGAGTTATATTCCAATTTCTACATTCACGACTGTAGAAGAAACGATAGCTGTAACCGAGACATTGCCTTCAATTTTAGTAGAAAATTGTATGTTATTTATGATGCGTGAAGGTATTAAACCGACATGGGAGGACCCAAAAAATAGAAATGGTGGTTGCTTTTCATACAAGGTTTCTAATAAAAATGTTTACAAGGTTTGGAAGGAGTTGACTTATGTTGTAGTAGGCAATACAGTTAGCAATCAGTTGTCATATGTAAAATGCGTGAATGGGATTACCATTTCTCCTAAAAAAAATTTCTGTATTATAAAAATTTGGATGTCCGATTGTTCGAATCAGAATCCAGGAGTCGTCACAGGTGATTTGAAAGGGTTGTCACCGCAAGGTTGTTTATTCAAAAAACATACACCGGAATATTAGAATAATACACCGAAATATTAGAATAATAAACGGGAATATTAGAATAATAAACGGGAATATTAGAATAATACACCGAAATATTAGAATAATAAACGGGAATATTAGAATAATAAAGACTAAAATAATAATATAAAATATCCATTTAAAAATTTACCAAAATAATAAAATATAATGAAGTATCCATACATTATATTCTATAGATTTGAAAAGTTCGCAAGCGTCGATAGTTTTTTTATCGAAAATAATGAAAAACTAGATTGTTCCCTATTTTTTACTAGTGATAAAGAAGATATAAATAAATTATTCGATTCTAATTATCAACTTTTAATTACTTATGGAGACAATGAATCAGAATATATTTTAAACGTTAACTCTATAATAGCAGAACGAATGCGCAATAGGTGGATTCATCTTAAAGATATATCAAATATTGGAGAGTTTAACAGAGCAGTGAATTATTGTTTTATACATAATTGCACTGTTGAAAGACCACTTGTAAGACCCATTTTTTCAGTTTTTACACCAACTTATAACTCTTACCATAAAATAATTCGCGCTTATAATAGTTTGAAAAATCAAACGTTAAAAGATTGGGAGTTTGTTATTATCGATGACTCGCCAGATGATGACCATTTTAATTTTTTGAGAGAATTGATGATTGATGATTCGAGAGTCCGCCTTTATAGAAAAAGCGAAAATAACGGCAATATTGGCAATGTTAAAAATGAAGCAGTTGGTCTATGTAGAGGAAAATATGTATTGGAATTTGATCATGATGATGAAATATTGCCATTTGTTCTAAACGATGCGGCTACATATTTTGACAATAACCCAGAGGTCGGGTTTATTTATATGGATTGTATTTCATTATATGAAAATGGTAATAATCATTTTTTTGGTGATTTTATTTGTAAAGGATATGGTAGTTATTATTGTCAAAAATATAATGGAAAATGGGTAAATGTTTATAACACACCGAACATTAATAATATTACGTTGAGTCATCTAGTTTGTTGTCCGAATCATCCAAGAATTTGGCGCAAAACCGCGTTAATTGATGCCGGAAATTATTGCGAATTTTTACCTATTTGTGACGACTATGAAATTTTACTTAGAACTGCTATAACGACAAAAATCGCCAAAATTCATAAGTTTGGTTATATTCAATACATGAATGATAATAACAATAATTTTTCTTTAATTAGAAATGGTGAAATAAATCGGATTGGACCAAATTATATAAGTCCGATATTTTATGAGCAATTCAAAATAAATGACCGCATGAAAGAGTTGGATGCGTACGAAGACGAAAAATATATTCACATGAATAGCAAAATTTGGAAACGAGATGATACTTTGTATGAGCATAAATATTGTAATAAAATAGTGAATTTAGATTACGATAAACAATATTGCATTATTGGGTTAGATTCGCTAATTTTAAATAAGGATAAAATTTCTTCTCTCTATGAAGACTTAAGAAATGATTTTTTAATACTTGATAACAAGTCTAATCTAGGTCATTTGCAATATATGTTGGATATTTATGGATTTTCTCGATTTAAATGTTATGTATTAATCGATGAAACGCCAGAAATATTAATTAAATATTTTTTGTTACAGTATAAATCATGCGAAAATTATGAAATTATTAATGATTTTGTATATAAACCAAAATATAATACAAATTTTGACCAACGACATTTAGTAATTAATCATGTAAGTAACCCTGATGACACATATTTGGAAATAGGTGTGGAAACAGGATATACATTTAACAATGTACATTTTTTAAATAAAACTGGTGTTGATCCATTACCGCATTTTGAATCAAAACATTTGGTTGTTAAAACATCTGATGATTATTTTTTACAAAATATAAATACAGAAAACAATAAAAATACCAAATTCGATATTGTTTTTATCGATGGACTACATCAATGTGAACAAGTTGCGAAAGATATAAATAACAGCATTAAGTTTTTAAATGAAAATGGTAAAGTATTACTGGATGATATAATACCATTAAATTATGATGAACAATTGAAAGTACCTCTTAAACACGAAGTGCGAAATGGGATTCTGAAAACATTTGTGCCATGGACTGGTGATGTTTGGAAAACATTGTATCATATTTTATTTTTCTATTCTCAACATATAGATTTCCAATATTTTTATAATATGAATTATAGAGCCGTTGCTGTATTAAAAATTAAATCATTTTTTGAAATACCTGAATCTGAATTGGATATTATTAATAATTATACTTATGAAACTGATTTCAAGAGATATATCGAGATGATTGAAAATTATAATAAATAGAAAATAATCCAAAATATATAAAGTTTATTTATTATAATAAAAATAATATTGTAATAAATATGCAGCGCCTATTCAAACTGAATAGCGTTTTACA